ACTGGCGTTGTGCGGGCTCACCCGGTCTCGGACCAGCGTGTCGCCGTAAAGCGTGTTTGCGCTGCTGTCGAGGTAGTAGACGTTCCCGTCATCAGCCCCGATCAGGTGCTTGCCGAAGCAGTAGGCATGACACGAACCGCGGATCTGCGTATATGCACCATTCACAAGCTCCGCGCGCTCATGCCATTGCCCTGTCTTCACGTCGAAGCACCAGGTCGTTTCCAGGCCCGGCGCGTTAAGGCAATAGAACGAGTGCCCGTCCTGCTGATAGCAGTAGGCTTGAGCAAGGATCAGGTTCGTTGAGGCCTGGAGCGCTTGCTCCACCGCCAGCGTGGACACCCGCTGCGGTCGGTAGCCGTTGGCCATCCACACAGTACCTGCGCCGTTCTTGTCGGCCCCGAGCCAGAAGAACGTGGAATCCAGCTTTTGAGCGGAGAAAGCGGCAATACACCCGACTTCCATCAGAGCACCTTCGTTGCGCTCGAAGATGGCGTCTGAGCCTGTATTTCGCCACCCTTCCGTCGTCTGAGCGCCGAACAGCATCACGTCGCTGTGATCGACGACCACCGCCGTCAGGTTGTCGGGCGCGCTTTCGGCCGAGGCGAAGTCCAGCGCGTTCAGCGAGGTCGCGTCATCGATCGCCGACCAGTAGAACTGCTGGGTGTCAAGCGCGATGAACAGGAAGTACCCGTTCAGGAAACCAACGCGCTTGGAACCTCGCCACCCTGACGATGTGATCCGGCCGAAGCTGTTCGACGCCAGCGTCAGGACGTAGCCGTTATCTCCGTCAACGACGACCAACTGGAACAGGCCATGGTCCATGTCCACCGGCCCGGTACTGCTGCTCAGCGCCCCTCTGTTCGTCGCAACCCCAGCGCTGGAAATCTCGTATAGACCCGATCCGGCCACCACGAACAACTGGCCGTTGACTTCGTGAGCGCCTCGAATCTCCGCGCCGAGACTCGCGAACAGCGATAGCCCCGGTATGCTTTGCAGGACGGCCGGCGCCTTACCCGATCCCGACTCGATGATGCTGACATACAGGTTCACCGCCCTTTGGACATCCGCCTTGCGAAAGTCCAGGGCGTACGAACCCCCGACGAACGGGATCACACGCGCGGCACGATCTGAACCACGGCGCAGCAGCTCGCTTCCTGCACGCGCGAACCGTTGGTCATGTGCCCATAGACGTGCACCGCGACATCGCGGCTGGCGTCGTCCTCCAGGGCTGCAATCAGCGCCGCGGTATTCGCCAGAGCGAACTCGCGCTCTGCATTGCTGGCCTCGCGGCTTTCGACAGCGGCCGACAGCGCGTCGACCGTCTGCTGCATCGCAAGGGCCTTGTTCACCGCGCGAAACGAGATGTTGTAGCTCATGAAAACCTCACTGAACCCGTACGCGGAATTGCTCGATCCGCTCAAGGAAGCCGTTCGGACTGGTGGCGGTCGGCCAGTCGTTTTCCTGCCGCGCCCAGTAGCCGCGCAGTTCGTTGTAGGGCTCGATCGAGCCCGAGCGGCGATCCGGAACCTTGAGCAGGAAGTTGCCTGCTCTCGCCGGAAGGGTCTGCGCAATCGCCGGCTGGCTCGCTCCCGAGTTGGGCCGATAGCTGGTGTTCGTGCCGAAACCATTGGTGCCGTTGAGGCAGTTGTCGGTGATCCGGTCTTCCATGCAGACTAGGGCATAGCCTGTCACCGCAACGCCAGTGGCCGTCGCCGTCGCTTGGTTGTTCAGGATCAGCGTGCCGGTGCCGTCCACCGGGTTGAACGACGACCACTGAAGGACGTAGCTCGACGCTGGGATGCCAGCGCCGCTGACCTTCATTCCGAGGTACGGCACGCCATTCGTAAGGCCCGTCACCGTCACCGTCGCCGACGCGTTGGTCGTGGATACCGTCATCGTGCACGACTGCTTGAAGAAGATCTTCTGCATGTGCACTTCGTTGAGCTGCGTGGTCGAGTTGCGCACGCAACGCAGCATGTAGAACTGGTTGTTTGAGTTCGCCTGCCACAGAACGTTGTAGTTCGCGGCCTGGCCGGTGCTCTCGGCCCACAGTTCCTCGTCCAGAATCACCTCGCCCATCACGGACAACTTCATGATCCGGTACGAGTTGCGGGTGTTGCCCAGCGTCGTCGTGGTCGACGAGTTGTGCCGCGCGTTCAAGTAGACGAAGTAGATGAAGCCGTCGTTGCCGAGGATGGCGCTGTAGTAGCGCTTCTGCGGCGTCGAGACGTTGGCCGAAGGCTCGACGAGCTTGACCTTGACGCGAGACAGCGACGTCGTCGGCGCCGTGATCGGCGTCGTCCCGCCGAAGGTCGTGACCATCGTATTCGTCGAGCCCACCGCGCCCGGCGTTCCACTCGGCCACGTGTTGCCGATGAACTTCGAGGCAATGTTCGCGTCGAGCGCGGTGTCGCTGGCCGCCGTGATCTGCTGGCCGTAGCGCAGGCTGCCTTGAATAATCTCGTTGATCGTCAGCGACGTGCTGCCTGATGTGTATGACACGTACGCGTAGCACGTGCCGTACTGGTGCCCCAGGCGCTGCGAGATGCGTCGGATGTTCGGCGGGTTCTCTCGGTTACGCCGGTTGTACATGAAGTGGCCGAACTGATCGAACTGATAGAAGCCCGTGGAGCTTCCGAACAGGTTCGTCTTCTCGTCGAGGTCTTCGTCGTTGCGCACCCCGCGGCCGCAGATGAACGCGATCTGATCCGGATCACCATTGACACCGACGAACGGAAAGAAGTATTCCCAGCGGTCTTGGTCGTAGACCTTGACGATCTCGTCGAGCGTGCAGTTGCCGGCAGCGTCGAACTTGCCGCACAGGATCTGCACGGCCATGTCCTTGGTCTGCTGGTTGTGCGAAGAGATCGCGGGCCAGTATTCGAGCGTCTGGATGAACACGAAGCGACCATCGGCCCCCATGCCGGCACGCATGTACGGCGCATTGCTGATGCCGTCGAGCCAGCCGGTGTTCTGCGGGATCACGAACGAGCCGGCTGACGAGCCGTCCTGATTCCACAGGTACAGCGTCATCACCCAGTTGTTCGGGCCGCCGGTTGCCACGCCGTGGATTGCCCGGTTGTTCACCGGATCGCGCAGCAGCAGCGAGTAGTCCAGCGCGTTGGAGACCGTCTGCAGGGGCGTCCACGCGCCGCCGTTCGTGCCGCCGCCGGTCGGCGAGCGCTTGAGCACCACACCGTTCGCGCTCGGGTAGCGAGCGAGTTCCGTGCCATCCGGGAAGATGATCCCGGGCTCCGCGCCGTCGCCGGCCCAGCCCGTACCGCCGCCGTAGGTTATGGACCCGTTATCCGCTGCGCTTGACTTCCCGTCGCTGGCGATCGTGTTGATCCAGTCGATCGTCGGTTTCGTGACGGAGGGCGTTGCGGCCGGAAGGTTGGCCTCTGCGGTCGGCGCCCTGTAGGTGTTCCAGCCGTAGGGGTTGCCGCTGGGCAGGCCGGATGCTGCGATCACCATGATTAGCGCCCCGGCGTGATGTAGACGTTGCCCGTGCCGGTCGCTGTGATGAACGCCAGCCGGTCACCAGGGGTCAGACCGTCGAGGCGCTGCGTCGCATTGCCGATCAGGTAGATGTCGGTGCCGTCGCTGACTGCCGTGATCGTTCCCGTCGACCCTCCTTTGCGGACGAAACACGCAACATCGGGTGTCACGTAGGCCCACGGAGCCTGAATCGCAGTCGACGTTGCGGACGTGGTGCTGATCGCGACCTTTTGCGAAGCGCCGCCGGTGTCCACAAGGACGGACGATTCGCCTTGGAAGGTGAAGTTAGGCATGTTCAGCCCGTGTAAATGTTGAAATAGCGGCGGTGCGCGATGACGGGCGTTTTCAGCTCACCCATGCGCAAGTTCGATCGCTTCAGGCGCCTCATGGCCCGCGCTGCGTTCACTCGAACGACGGCGAGGACATCGGGCGGCACCGCAAAGCCGCTGGCGACTTCCTCGGCCAATACCCACTCGAGCGCGTTCTGATAGCCGGGCGCCAGCGTCAGCGTGGTCGCGCCGGTCAAACTCGCGTAGCCCTCAATGGGCGACTGGTTGACCCACAGATGGATCTCGCATTGCCCGTTCGATGCTGGATAGAGATAGACCGTGCCGAGCGTCTGATTGCGCTCATAGGCGATCAACTGAGGCGGCCCTTGAACCGTCTTCGATGGGCGCGACTCGTAGTCGCTCAGGTCGGACAACTCGATGGGGACATCGACGTTGTTCAGCCTGTAGAAGGCGAACTCGAGGTCGTTCGGCAGCCCGACCGTGCTGATGTCGCCGGCCGCGCCGATCGTGAAGGTCTGAACCCCCGCGAGCGGCGTGCGTGTCACCTCTTGCCGCCCGATGACCGCAAACGGGTCGAGCTGCCACGCGTCGAGGATCGAGCGCAGCGCCTTGACGCACGTTGCAGCGTTCTCGTTCGCGACAGGCTCGGCCGGATCGTGGACGCGCAAATGCACCAGCGCCGTGGTGATGATGTCCAGCGCGATCATGTGAAAAGAGCCCCGAAGGGCTCGTTAGGTGCGCACGCCGGTGAGGGTCGAATCCGGTCTCAGCCAAGCAAGCAAATAGACCTCGCTCGCGGTCGGCGTGATCGGGCTCGCGGTGGCGTTGATGAACGTCACAGCCACCGTGTTCGCCGCGGAGACGCGGGTATTGACAATGCCCAGCCCCGCCTGCGCGGTCGGCTTCGTGATGTCGAACACGACATCCGAAGCCAAAAGACCGGGACAGGTGAACGTCTGTTCTGCCGTGGTGTTGGCGGCCACCTGTGCGGGCGAAAGCGTCAGTGACGCGATGCCCATGGACTGAACGTTGCCGGTGATGATTCCAGCCATGTGATGCTCCTAAGAAAAAGGCCCCCGAAGGGGCCCCGTGTCATCAGTTGCTGAGAATCCGCGCCGCCAGTTGTGCGCGCAGCGTCTTGTAGCCGTACAGCACATCGATACGGCACGGGAAGGTGTCCGTGGCGATCGCGTACTGACGAACGACACGCATCGAGATGCCGTCATAGACCTCGCGCGCGGCGAAGTCGACGCCCTCGGGCATCACCAGGTCAGCGGTGGCGAACGTGAACGCGTCGCGGTGGAACGCCAGCGACGGCTTGTAGGTCGCCGAGGCGCCGCCCACCTTCGTCACCGCGCCGCTGTTGGTCGGAGACGCCGACACGTTCTGCGTCGCGCCGGAGGTGACGATCGCGGGGCTGACGTTCAGCGTCGTGCCGCCGGCCGTCACGTCTGCAGTGACAACGAACTGCTGCAGAACGCCAGTGTCGGCCTTCGTCTCCGGGTGGACGCGGTTGCAACCCGCGAGGGTCACGATGTCGCCCTTCTTGAAGGTCTTCGACGAGCCGTTGGCGATCGTGATGGCAGCGCCGGTCTGCGTCGCACCGTTGATCGTGCAGTTCGACGCGTCGGTGCCGGTCGCCTGAGTCGGGATCAGGGTGTTTTCGTAGAAGTCGAAGCCGCCCGAGCGGCCCATCATGCCGTCGCGGTACTGCTTGGCGATCGCCTCTGAGTCCTGGAACAGGCCCTTGAGCGAGTCGACCAAATCCAAGTTGTCCTGCGTGTTCAGGACAATGGCCCGGTTGTTGTCCATCGGCGCCAGGTTGTCGTTCAGCAGCTTGCGCGCTTGGAGGACCTTGTTCAGGTTGATGGGCGCGCCGATGTTGTTGACGGCGTTGTAGATGTCCAGCGCCATCGTGAAGGCGTCGGCCTCCATGTTGGCCGCAAGGACCGCCATCGCCGGGTCGAGGATGCGCTGCGCGAAGTCATCGAGGCTCAGGGTCAGCTCGGCCGACGAGAACGTGATGTCGACGCCCTTCTGGGTCGCGACTTGCACGCTCACGCTCGATTCCGTGGTGTCCTGGGTCGAGAGGTTCGCGCCGGTACGGATCGTGTACTGGTTCGGCAGGCGCACCTTGAGGGTGTCGCCGATCTTGGCGCCGCTCTTGGCGAACGAGTCGTCGTATTGACGATTTACGTTGCCGATGAAGTTCAGCTTCTGGTGAAGAACTTGCAGCGCCTTGCGGGTCACTGCGGTGGGAGTGAGGATCGTGTTGCTCATGGTGGTCTCGCGTAGAGAAGTGCCGCTTCACAGCGGCTTGGGATCAACGGCGCCCGTATGCCTTGCGAACCCGCTCGCGTTCCTTGCGCATCCACGTATCGATGTCGTCGTCATCGGACGGCATCGCTGTCGCGGTGGCTCGGCCGCGGTTGCCCACGGGATTGATCGGGTCTGGAGCTTTGGACGCTTGGGCTTTGGGCTTGGATGCGATCTCCGCTTCCAACTTCGCCAGCGCACGGGCCGCCTGAACGGGCGACATGTGCGCGATGTCAGCGGCCAAGCTGGGTTTCTTGCCGAGCGCGTAGGCCAGCTCCGCCCCAACGTCGGATTCCGAGATGAACTCGGCCATCGCTTCGTTGATGGTCAGATGCGGGTTGCGCGCCACGGCATCAAAGTCGGGGTACCGGTCGGCGAGTTCTTCGGCTTGCGCCTCGAACTTCTCTCGCCTCGTGGCTAGGGCCTTGTCGCGCTCGCGTTGTTCGAGCAGCGCCTTGGCCTTTTCCTCGGCTTTCTTGTCCAGCAGGGCCTGCTGATAGGCCTCGTCGTTTTCGAAGGCTTCGCGCTTCGGCGCCGGCTGCTGCTGCGTGATCTGGTCACGCAACTGCGATTCGATCCGGCGATGAATCCGTCGCTCTTCCTTCAGGAGTCGCTTCTGAATCAGCGCATCGACTTCCTCTTGCGTGAAAGTCTTTGCCTGTGCCTGCTCTTGTTGATCCGCTTGACCTTCGGCAGCAGTCACCTGGTCAGCGTTGACTTCGGGTTGGTTTGCGATGGCCGAATCCATCGGCGCGGGCACGCCCGCGACTTGCGCGTTATCCAGCATGGGGAACAAGCGCGTCTCACGACGCATGAACCCGGGATCCGCCCGGTCGGTTTATTGGGGCATCGCCCCTTGCAGCGGCGTCTGCAGCATCTGCTGCACCGTCTGCTGAACGATCAACGCCACTTGGTCAGGAGGCACGGCCGGTGCAATCACTTGCATGCGTTCGGTCTCTGCCTTGTAGGCCTCGATCATCACTTTTGCCTTGTCGGAGGCCTTCGATTCGGCCTCCGCGGCGGCGTTCTGTAGGGCGCCCTCGAGCTGCTGGATCATCTGCTGCATTTGCTGCAACTGCATCTGAACCTGCGGCGGGATCTCCTGAGGCTTGCCCTCTTGCTCCACCATTTGGCGGATCTCTGGCAGCAGCGTGACCTTCAGGCGCTCGGCCATGTCATCGGCGCCGGGCCAATCCATGTTCCGGACCAGCTGATCGCCGATCACCTGCCACAACTGCGGGTTGGCCTGCGTCATCTGCTGCATGGCGTCGAACGCCTCCATGCGGCGAGTCGTGAAGCTCGGGCCCGTCGTGATGACGATGTCGTATTTGCCAACCGCCGGGTTGAAGATCCGAACCATTGCGCCCTGCTCATCGCGAGTTTCCGCGTAGGCCTGGGGCATCTGCGGGTCCACATGGGCAAAGCCTTCGCTCATGTCCTCGCCCAGGATGCGCGCCACCCGCCGCGTGTCGTAGACGGTCGGGATGATGTCCAGAATGATCCGCCCGATGTGGCGGACCATGCGGGCCAGGTTGTCGCCGTAGTGGTACGTCGCGTTGTCGCCCTCCCGTTGGCGGGCCATGATCGCCTTGCCGGAGGTCTCGTTGGATCTCTGACCGAGCGAGGCATCGTACTGACCGGTCGTCGCCTTGATGTCATCCGACGCGGCCATCATGATCTGCTGCAGGCCCGTCTCGACGGTGGCCGGCGCGGTCCGCTGCGGCGGCGGCAGCGGATTGTTTCCAGTGTCGATGTGGTTGTACGGCAGGTACGGGTGATTCGCTGTGTTGGCACTCTCCCAGTACCGCTCGTAGCCCTCGATCGCGTCAGCCGGCGCAACCCATGGGGTCCGGGGCGCGAGCATGATCCGCTCGGTGATCGCCGACTGCGCCACGTTGTACATGCGCTGCGCGTCTTTGGCGCCTCGCACCAAGCCCCACACGACATGCTTGCCGTCAACAATTGCCTCGTTGCCGAGCACGCGCGAGATCGGGATGTACTTCCACTGGTACTCGCGCTTTTCGAGCTCCTGATCGCCCGTGATCTTGCGCCAGCACAGATAGGGACGCTTCATGCTGCGGGTCTTCAACGGCTTTTCGCCAGCCACCACGCCCGCAGGCATTCCCCCGTCGCTCTTGAACGACGTTGCGCCATTCGTCCACAGCGCCAGCTCGTCATCCTTCGACTCAAGCGTGTAGTACTCTGCGACGCGAACCGTCTTGGTCTCCTTCGTGAACCAATCGTGGTCAGGAAAGTCCCAGTCGATCGGGTCGGCGTCGGGGTACTGCTCCTTGAACTCCTGTTCGCTCAGGCTCTCTTCGATGAACGCATACCGCGCGTCGGAGCCCGCGGGGTCTTCGCAGTCCGGATCAAGATAGACCTTGAACGGGTCGCGAACCCTTCGGATGAAGATCTCCTGGTCGAAGCTGTCTTCACCCTCGTAGTCGGTGAGCACGCGGACATAGCCCAAGCCGTGCCGCACCGAATGGTCGAGCGCGGTGTCGTAGGCAATGTCAGCATCCGATTGAGACTCGATGTGCCGCGACAGCCCCGTCAGGATCTCGGCCGTCTCGGGCGCTGCTTGATCGTTGGCCGCGCGGTACTTGATCGATGGCCGGTTTTGCCGGATGTCGTTCGTGACCTGGTGGATATGCTGCGGCAGCTTGTTGATGGTCAAACACGGGCGCCCCGCCTGATCGCGGGCATAGCGGTCGCGCTCATCCCACTGCCAAGGGTCATCCGGTGTCGCCGCGGCAAAACGAATGTCGTCCTGCTGCTTCTTGCGGTTCTCGGATTCGAACTCCACACACCGCTTGAAGCGCTCGCGCGCGAGGGTCAGAACGTCATCGTTTGCCATGAAGGGTGGCGGCCCACAGTCGTCCCGACGTTGGCCGCTCCTGCCTCTTTTCAGAGGCGGTCGCTCGTTTGGTTAGCCCATCCAGCCGCCGGCCAAGTGTTCCTTGGGCTGCAGCTTTGCTTTCTTTGGTGCGGATGTGAGGCTCGGGAACAGCTCCGTCAGCACCCAGATCCACGCATCGGCGCGGTTCGGACTCTGCTCTCCGGTGTAGCCCACGGTGGAGAACGCTGCTAGCTCATCCTCAAGCGCGCGGAACTGTCCAACGTGCCGAACCTTGCCTTGTTCGTACAGTGCCGACATTGGTTCTGCTCGAACCACCTTGCCCCGACTCGCGTTGACCGGCTTGAACGGCGTTCTCGGCCGGGCCGCTTGGATGGTGTGCTGCACCATTGCCCCGCCGAAGTTCACTTCGCCGACGATCACGTCAGCGCTGTGTCGCTCGTAGGCACTCGTCGCCACACGTCCCCAGGTCGCAGGGCCGGCCTTTACCGTCGCGTCCTCAAGGAGATACGCGTTGCCGTCCGTGCCAAGCGCGCCGACCACAATGCCAATCGCATCGTTGTCCGCGTTGTCAACGTCACCAGACCCAGAAGGATCGACGCCAACAACCACACGCACAAAATCAGGCACACGTCCGTCCAGAACGCGCCACTTCTCGATGTCGTCGTCATTGAACAGCGCATTCGGATTGGCATCAGCGAACTCGCCCCGCAGGAACCGCTTTTGAAGCCGCCCGCTCAGGCTCTGTAGCGTCTCCAGGTACTCGGCTGAAATGTTCTCGGCGTTGTCCTGCGGGTTGATCTGAAAGTGCGAGTAGTTCTGCGGCTTAGGCAGCGCCTCGCGGGTCTCAGGGTCAACCTTCTCGACGAACAGCCGG